CAACGCGTTTGCCGCGATCAATCGCAGCGTCGGCGGTGAACTGCTCGAGTTGATTCTCTTGCAGCCCGACACGGTGACGCTCGACCTTACGACTGGCGTACCGATCTATCGCACGATGGCGTACGGCTCGCTCAACGCGTCGCAGGTGTTCCATTTGCGCGCACCATCGACCAGTGGACTGTGGGGAGAGTCGCCGATCAACCTCTGCCGCACATCGATCCAGCTGCTCGCAGCGCAGGAAGAGATGGCGCTGAAGGCGTACTCGAACGCAGGCAACCCGAAGATCGCGCTCGTGCACCCGGGTCCGCTCTCGCTCGAGGCGCGTCAGCGCATCATGGCCGACTACGAGGCCAAGCACGCAGGCACCGCGAACACTGGCAAGCCTCTCGTGCTCGCCGAGGGGATGCGCATCGAGCGCATCAGTTCAACGCTCGATGATGCAGGACTCGCGACCGCTAGACAGTACAGCGTTGCGGATGTCTCGCGCATCTACGGCGTACCGATGTCGTACCTCAGCGAGAACGCGGGACCGTCATACGGAACGCTCGAGTGGCTGTCGCGCATGTATGTCGATGCGTGTCTCACGCAGTGGCTGCACTGCTGGTCGAGCGAGATCACCGCGAAACTGCAAAACGCATACGACAGCGTCTACTGGGATACCGACGAACTGGTTCGCCCTGGCATCGCCGAGACAATGTCGTCGCTGCGCACTGCTGTCGAAGCCGGCTTCATGACGCGCAACGAAGCACGCGAAGAACTCGACCTGATGCCGTTGCCCGGCCTCGATGCGCCAGTGGTCGCGCTCAACATGGGCACTGGTGGCGGCAAGACGAATCTCGGCACCGACACTAGCGGAAACGCGGGGACTCCCAATGATTTCACGCCGTGACTTCACCTCGTCGCCTGCTGTCGAGGGTCGCACCCTCACGGGCATCGCTGCCGTTTATGGCCAGCCCTCGCGATTGATTCGAGAGCAAGGGCGCTCATTCACCGAGCGAATCGCACCGGGTGCATTCGGGGTGGTCGGCGATGTGAAACTTTACTACAACCACGACGCGTCGATGCCGTTGGCTCGCACGCAAAGTGGCACGCTCAAACTCGACTCGCGAGCCGATGGTCTGCACTACACCGCAACTTTGCCAGACACCACGCTCGGCAACGATGTGCGCGAACTGCTGCAGCGCGGCGACCTCACTGGCGCGATGTCATTCGGATTCTTTGTGACCAAAGACACTTGGAGTCCAGATCGCACGGAGCGCACGGTGAACGCCGCGACGCTCGTAGAGGTGTCTCTTGTGCAAGACGCCGCGTACCCACAAACCACTTCGAGCTTGCGCCATGTTGACGCAGCACTAGACGCAGCCGTCAAAGCACGGCTCGAACTTCACATTCAAAGGATGAGCGACCATGTCTGACATCGACGAACTGAACAACATCAATCACGAGTACCGCAAGAGTCTGCTGAAGTACCAGCAGCGCACTGGCCTCGCACCGCAAACCGTCGACGCTGTCGGCAGCGGCGAGGAGAAGCAGAAGTTTGACCGCATGGACGCGGACATGACCGCGATCGAACTGCGCGCACAAGACGCAGCCGACCGCAAGCAACTCGCTGCGCGGATTGCAAAGATCGAATCGCAGCCACTGCTTGCAAGTCGCGCATCGGGCGGATCGATCACTCGCTCAAACTCCCGTGACTCTGCCGAGTACGCAGACCTCTGGCTTCGCGGCGTTGCCAATGGTGACTTCACCGCGTTGCGCGCAGCGACTGACATCGCGCTCACCACTACCGGCGCTGGCGTTCCGACCGACATGGAACGCCGCATCATCAACAAGATGCAGCAGATGGGCGTTGTCCGTTCGCTCGCCAAAGTGAACAGCATCGACAGCAAGCGCACCATCACCGTCGAGGGCGCGCTTCCCGCTACCTCTCTCATCGGCGAAGCCGGCGGCGTCACGCAAGACGAAGTCACTTTCGGCACTGCCATCAGCGTCGTTCCCTACAAGTACGCGACGCGCCTCACGATCTCACAGGAGTTCATCGAGGACGCCATCGGCAATGGCGGCATCGGCAGCGGCCTCGCGTACTGCGCGGACAAGTGCGCGATGTCGATTGCGTTGAAGCAGGAGGAAGCATTCACCATCGGCAGTGGATCTTCGCAGCCCGAGGGTTGCATGGGTTCGAGCATGAACACGAAGTTGGTTGCGCTCAGTCAGGTGACTGACCTCGCCGCCGCCGCAATCACAACCATCACTGCGGACAACATCATCGACACCTACCACTTGGTGCCGCCTGAGTACCGCATGGGTGCGAGCTTCTCGTGGCTGTTCCACGACACGTTCCTGAAGACCGTGCGCAAACTCAAGAACACTGGCACCACCACCTCCAGCGGCGCTTATCCAACTGATTACATCTGGACGCCGGCCAACTCGACCGCCGACTCGATGGTCGGAGGATTCCCCGGAACTCTGTACGGGACTCCGTACCGCGTTGCGAAGTACGCGCCGACGGCGACCACCAACAACAACATCTTTGCGCTCATCGGAAACTTCGAGTACTTCGAAATCTTTGATCGCACCGGCATCACTTCGTTGGTCGACCCCTACAGCGAGAGCGCAACCCATCAGGTGAATCTGATCGTGTACACCCGTACCGACAGCCGCATCATGCTGGCCAACGCATTCGCTGCGATCACCTGCTGATCTTTTCTTTTCCCGGGTGCTGCGCGCCGGAAGGCGCGCGGCACCTTTATGACAGTGCCACTCTCAACAATTAAGTCGGCCCTCAAGATCGACTACGACGACGACGATACGGACATCGTTCGTCTTCGCGAGGCGGCTATCTCATTGGTCGAGCGTCGCACCCAGTTGCTGCTCTCGCCGCAGACATCGACGCAGTACCTCGCGAAGTTCGACGACACGATGCTCTCCGCGTATCCGTACTCGTCGTTCACGAGCGTCGTGTACAAGGACGGCACCAACACGACCACGACGATGCCAGCGACCGACTACTGGGTTGACCTCACCGACGGGCCGATCCCCGTGCTGCGGTTCCTTGACAAGCCCGGCATCTACGAGGGGACCGCGATCACCGTGACATACTCGGCGGGTTACTTGAGCGTCCCGAACGAACTTACGCACGCGATCATCGCGCTGGTGGGCGGCTGGTACAACAACCCCGAGAGTGTGCAGCCCATCAGCCTGCAGACCGTTCCGCTCTCCGTCGAATACATCTTGTCGAACATCAGCACACGGAGCAACCTCCGATGATTAGCGGTGGCCGCCTCAAGCATGTCGCAACGGTGCAAACCCCCTCGAGCACGCTCGACTCGCTCGGTATGCGCGGCACCACATGGACAACTGGCGCGACCTTCCGTGCCGACATGCGCGAGGACAGCGCGAGCGAGCAAGGCTACGGCGATGGCGTTGCAGTCGTGCGCAGCGTGCAGGTGCGCGCACGATGGCAAGCAGTGCAGGGCGCGGGACTGACCGAGGTCGATCGCCTCGTCATTCGCAACCGCACGCTGAAGATCCAATACATTCAGAACCTCGACGAGGCCGACCGCGTCGCCATCATCCAATGCACTGAGGTGAACTGATGCCGACCGTATGCATTGAAACCTCGGTCCGCACGATGCTGCTTGCGACTGTCGGAGTCGCCGACGCGAACATCACGCACGGCTTTCGCCTGCAGGACACGGCGCTACCCGCGATCACCTACGAGGTGACGCAGGAAGAAGTGCAATCTATCGGCGCGTCTCCGCTGCTGATGGTGTCCGCAACGATCCGCATCATCGCGCTGACCACGCAAGAGACGCTTGACCTGTTGGCTGCGGTGCAGGCCGCGTGCATTGCGGGGACCTTCTCGACGCTCGTATTCGAGAATGTCATTTGGAACGGGCACACCGTTGAACCCGCCGCAGCTGGCGACGGCGATGAGCAGATGCCAGCCGAGTTGGCTTGCGAGATCGACATCTACTACCACTAGGATCACACCATGGCTCTCAACTCTGCACTCTCATCATTCTCGTTTGCGGGTACAACGGTCGCGGCTGTCGGCACCGCGAGCGTCTCGACATCGCGGCCGGCTCAACTCATCACTGGCATCGGTGACACCGTCGATACATTCATCGCGGGAGTCATGGGCGGAACCGCCAGCCTCGATATCTTCTTTGACGAAGCGAGCACGAATCATCTCGCAATGTGCACCAATGTCGGAACGGCTGCTGCAGCGGCTGCGGGTGTACTCACGCTTACCAGTGGCACCACCGTCACCGGCAACGCTTATGTCACTGGCTACGACATCACCGCGACCGCTGGTCAAGTCGTGCGCGCATCAATCAACCTCCAATTTACTGGCGCGATCACCGTAGCATGAGCAGCATCCGCGACATCCTCACGCTCAAGCATGTCCCGTACGCGCTCGGTGGTGTTCCGTGCACGCTGCGCCGACCCAGCGCGCTCGACCTGCTCGAGTTGCTGCAGGTCAGCAAGGATCGACCGCACCACATCTACGCGTTCCTCGCGTTCACTCATCTCTATCAGGACGGTTGTCCCGTGCTCGGCAGCATCGACGACGCGCTCTCAATGGACGCGTCGCTCATCATCGAAATCGGCAAGCGGTGCGAGCAACTCTACGAGGAAGGCCGGGACTGAGTGAGGCCCAGCGCACGGTGCTGCGCGAGGCCGTCAAGTATCTGAGCACCGACCTCGACAGCATCTCGATAGCGATCATCAATGCGACGCTCGAAATCCCCAACTGGCGCGGCATACGCGAGCAACTTAACAACCTCGCCGGGAAGGCGAAGCGGTAGCGGTTACATCGTCGCGTCGATCGATCCCGCCTCGCTCAAGCGCGTCGGCAGAATGCTGCAGTCACTCGAGAAGAAGTTGGCCGACCGCATCGCGAAGGATGCTTTGCGCAAGTGGGGTCGCCAAGTCGTGCGCGCCGCGAAGGGGTTCACGCATCCTTCGAGTGAGCGCACGCGCCGACAGATCACGCTTAAGGTCAAGAGTTACAAGCGCGCCGTGTGGGCGGGTGTCGGTGTCAAGACGGAGAAGGTGCGCAATGACCCGAAGTCGCGCCTCGGTCGCTACTCGCCGTTCGTCGGATGGAAGTCGCACTTCTTCGAAGTCGGCTGGCGCGCCTGGCCTCGCGGCCTCAGCGGCAACTCTGAGCGCGTCAAGGTGATCGTGCGCAACACGCAGGTCGCTGCGGGACAGGGCGCGAAGAAAACGATTCTCGCGACGCGCAACGGCAAGGTGCACAAGCGCACCATCACCGAGCGCGCTGTGACCGTCAGCAAGGGCGGCAGCAGCGGCGGCGGTCGAGGGTGGAAGCGTGGCTTGCGTGGTCGCGGCGGTACGCTGCAAACCCAGTACGCTCGTCACTACCTGTTCCGCGCAGCTGGAGTCGGTCGCGGACTCGTGCAGACTCTTCTCATCGACGCAATCGCGAGCGCAATCACCGACGCGCGGAAGGCAGCCGCATGAGCGCGATCCCGAATCTCAAGATCCCGATCACGATCGTTACGAAAGATGTTCGCCCAGCGCTTGCGAAGGTCGAGCGCGATGTCGCTGCGTCAGCCGCGAAGGTCAGCAAGATCAACTCAGGCATGGGCGGCGGCGGAATGGGCGCAGGCGGAAAGTCCTTGATTGCAGGCGGAAACGCCATGCTCGGCGGTGGTCCGCTCGGCGCGATGGCGATGGCGCTTGGGCCTTTCGGAGTTGCCATCGGCGGCGCTGGCGCTGCGCTCCTTGCCGCAAATGCTGTGATCGATCTGTTCGCAGAATCGACGAAGGGCGCAGGCGCGGCGCTCGAGGACTTCAAGGGCGGCAAGGGCCAAACGATGGCAACCAATTCCGTGCTACTCGAGCGGCTCGCTCGCATGGAGAAGGATGCGCAGGACGCAAAGAATCAAAACATGGGACTTGGCAAAGCATGGGTCGCCGCGAGCGCACCGCAGCTGGGCGAAGACACATCGATGTCCTTCAGTTCCCAGTTGGCGATGGAAGCGCAGCAGACCTCTGCATGGCTGAGCGCACTGCTCAATGGAAAGTCTTTCATGACCGCATCACTTGAAGGCGACCTTGCAGGCGCGAGCGAAGCAGACGCTCCCGCCATTCAGCGAGCGATCGATGAGCAGTTCATGACTGAGCAGATCGCGAAAGCCGACATGGAAGCGTGGTTCGGCGGTCTTGCGAGTCAACTCGCGCAACTCGTGGGGATGCAGAAATGAGCACGGTATTCGGCGCTTATCAGCGCGACATCACCTCGAAGACATCGAACGCTGGCCCGTACGGAAGCGAGAGCACGATCGACATCGTCTGCACTGTGTACCGCACTGACGGCGCGACCATCGACCCGACGGCGGAAGCCGAAGCGATGATCACTGCAGGCGTGTTTACGATTCGCGAAGGTGCGTGGGGGGTTCTTGCAGGTCAATCGTGGGAACAGTTTGCCGTTTGCCGCAGTTACACACTCTCGCAAGTGTCGGGCAAGTTGGTCAAGATTTCCATGCACTTCTCGACGCTGTACTTCGTCGATCCGACATCGAGTACGACACTGCTCTACCAGCTTCCCGCGATGAGCGAGTACACGGCGCGACAGCGCACGACGAAGGTGTATCGCACTGCGTGGAGCGTGGTTCCTCCGCCAGCGTCAAACGCCAGCGCCGACATCGGTGGCACGAATGTCGTTGGCGGCTCGACCGCAATCGACATGCTCGTTCCGCAGATTTCAATCCGCGTGCGCGCTACGCAAGACTCAAGCGTCACATCAATGCTGCAGGCGACCACGCTCGCAAACTACATGGGCAAGTTGAACTCGGTTGCGTTCATGGGAGCGGCGATCGGAACCGTGCTGTGCGAAGGTGTGAGCGTCAGCAAGACAGGCGCTGGTACCGAGTACTACGAAGTGATCTTCGAGTTCCTCTACGACTTCTGGGCGCACCACGAACAAGTTCCAACCTGCACGCCCGATGGTCGCCCGACGCAAGGATCGACCGGACCGAGCGAGGTCAAGTGGAAGCGCGTCGGTCGCGATAGCGCGGACTTCAACGCGATCTACTCTAGTGATGCCGTGCTCAAGAACCTCATTGAGAAGGGGTACTGGACATGAAGTCAAGCGCCATCGACACCAAGCGATTTCAGACGGACATTCGCCGCGTCGCGACGCAGGCACCGCAGTACGAGAAACTCAACACGAAGTTGATGGAGGTCACTTCGTGGAGCCTCATCTCCGGCAGCGACGCTCGATTCAACTACATCGTGCGCGAGGCGTATGTGGGCGGTGCATCGCCGTACACGCCGACCAACACTGGCTACAGCGGACTCACTTACGACGCGCTGAGCGTCAGCGAGTTGAGCAACGGCGTTCTGACTAGCCCGCAAACTGGGTACTACTCGTACGGCATCCTCAAGACGCATGTGCCAGTTGGATTCGCTGCGCAGAACATCCCAGTCGGTACTTTCGTGCTGTGCGTGCCGCACAACAAGACGAACGGTGGAGTCGTCTACCTCATCATCAACACCCAAGCAATCGACGGAGTCTGCTAATGGCTGGCAATTACGACATCGTCATTGAGCAGGGCGCGACCTTCTCGCTCGCGATCACCGTCACCGGCATCGACCTCACGACTTACACCGCACGTGGTCAAGGTCGCACGACGCACGCGTCACCAGATAAGGCGTTCACTTTGTCGACCGCGATTGCGTACTCGTTGCCGAACAGCACGATTACCGTCTCGCTCACGGCAACGCAGACGACCGCGCTGACCGGGCCGAGCAACGGTGTCTATGATGTCGAGTATGTGTCGAGTAGCGGAACGGTCGTGACGCGCATCCTCGAAGGCACCTACACGATCACGCCAGAGGTCACGCGATGAGCGTGACAGTCACGCCAACCGTGCAAGCCGTCACCGTCGCGCCGACGGTGCAAGCCGTCACTGTCACGCCAACCGTGCAAGCCGTCACTGTCACGCCGACCGAGCAAGCCGTCACTGTCACGCCGACAGTGCAGGCGGTGACGATCACGACCGGCTCAGTGATGCAGGTTGTGCCGTACTCGTCGCTCAGTGGTTACGCGATCGCGACAACGCTGCTCGCGACGGCGAATGCGTTCTACGACATCAAGTCGCTCAACCTGACCGCGGGCACTTGGATGGTCACCGCGTTCTGTCAGGCGGTCACGACCTCGAACGCGCACGAGTTGACAGTGCGACTCTACGACCCGCTCACCTCGACCGAGTACGGTTCATCGAGCACCAGCGGCGTGCGCAACACCGCGACGATCTGCCCCAATGTCACCGCCATCATCGTCGTTGCGTCGGTCGCGACCGTGAGTTTGCAAGCATCATCGAGCGGCACAAACGGACTCACCGTGCAGTACCTCACCAGTTCGACTTCATCCACCAAATGCACGGGCATCATCGCCCTGCAAATCGCATAAGGACTCACACATGGCACGATTCACGCAGAC